TCATCTTGATTTAAATTTTTTACCGTTCTTTTGTAACAATATTCATTTAAGAAACAGTTTGTTGAATGCCATGGGCTTAACCCTCCATCAGCTAACAATAACACTTCACTACTTATATTATCATTGCATCTTTTATATTCATTTTTTTCTATACGCCATAATCTTCTACAATTTGAAATTTTTAATGCTAACATCATTTCAGCACCAATATTATTGATTCTGTATTCTCTCAATGAAACATTTGTTTCCATTGCTGAAGAATGGAAATCAGTGTGTGGAGTGTCACCTGTAGGTCTTATTGATGACAATTCCACTCCATACTGTGCACTAAAATCATTATCAATATACCAGCTTGTGTATTCACCAAATGGATATCTAAAAAATCTTGTTTTTTTGAGAGAGATGTTTATTCCAACTAATTTTAAATTGTGATATGCTTTTTTTATGTCTTCCCATATGTCAGTGACAGTGACATTTGAAAATAATGTTATTGAATCATCACTACTTCTAACACAGCAAACATTCCCTTCCAATTCGACTAAAGGAACTAGACCATAAGTAGTACTAGCAGCGTTTAGCATTCCCATTAACATGCCATAAGGAGAATAAACACAATCTCTATCATCTAAATCATTCTTGATCTCATTGAACCATTTTCTTGTTAAATGATTTAAATTTTCAGGATTGACTTTGCTCCATGAAATCCGACTAAAATTGTTTTCATCTTCCATAATATGTCCTTGTCCAATAAAAATTCTTTTGTTTGATAATAAATAAATACCTGTTAAAAAGATTTCATGTAGTAAACAAGAATCGGAAAAAGTCAAATCGACAGGTATGTCATTCTCCAATCTTATGTTTCTATCAAAAAATACATAATGCATTACTGCAAAACATGATGGTGCTAGACATTCATTCCATTTGGTAGCATCTTCAGTTGCTAATACTTTTAAATTTGATGAAGCTAATTTTGCTAAAGTTGATGAAATTCTATTCTTTTTCTCCATCCCGCCAATGCTAATTGTATTATTTGGTACTTTTTTACCTAATTCCAAATGAAATCTCTCAATTATCTCAAAAAACATTCTAAGTATCATATTTGCTGACGCAATAGCTCTTCTTTTTAATTTTGATCTTTCTTTACTTTTTAAATAAGAACAAAATTCAGTGCTTATATTAAATAAAAAATCATTCACATCATCACCATGCACTTCTACCCATT